AAATGAAAAGAATACCAGGAATACATTATGAACTTATTGAAGAAAAAACAAATAATCCGATAGCTGATTATGTTAAATCACAAAAAAGAGTTTTTGACACAGGAAGCCAACGTGATGACGACGCAAATAAACCATTAGTAAATCATTTAGACGCTTATGTTCGTTTACGATTTGGCTATCTTTTGCGAATGGGTGCTAATAAGTACGAAAAAAACAACTGGCAGAAAGGACAACCTACCGAAGCAGCACTTGAAAGCTTACACAGACATCTTGCAAAGTACGAATTAGGCGACAATAGTGAAGATCATTTGGCTTGTATTATATTTAACATCCAGCTGATAATGAAAAACGAACAAAAAGAAGGAATTAAAATAGATGAATATTATGAAAATCAAGGTAGTTAGGGAATTTTTTAGCGAAACCGAAACGCTTGGAACAATGTATATAAATGATGTGTTCTTTTGTTACACGCTTGAAGATTATGATCGTAAATTAAAGCAATCACAAGATGTTGCATTTATCAAGAATATTAAGATAGCAAAACGCACTGCATTACCTGCTGGTGAATATCGTCTTATATTGTCATTAAGTAACCGCTTTCAAAGATTAATGCCTGAAGTATTGAATGTAAAAGGTTTTGCAGGTATTCGTATTCATGGTGGTAATACTCATGAAAATACAGAAGGTTGTATTTTAGTCGCTAAAAATAGATTTGTAGACAAGGTTTCTACATTCGGCAAAATACGAAATTGGATTCAAGGCACGATGGAAGTTCAATTAATTAAAGAGATTCAAAAAGCATTAAATAAAAATGAAACTATTGAATTGCACGTTGGTTAATGATTTTATATTTATGAGTATGTCAAGGCTCAAAAAAAGATATAGTTCACCAACACCAAAAATATTTAGAAAAATAGGTGATTCGCTACTTGCTTCGTCTACTTTGGTAGCTGGTTATTCAATGTATGCAGGATTTGAATGGGTTGCAATGGTAGCAGTAGCGTGTGGCGTCATAGGAAAGTTTTTAACGAATTTTACTACAGAAGATGACAAGTAATAAGCTTTTAATATTATCATTCGTTATATCGCTTCTAATTGCTTCGTGTGCAACTTCACGATTTAGTGAAACAATCACAGTAAAAGACACGATTATAATTCCAGCTAAAATTCAACTTGATACTTTGGTATTATTTAAGGATTCAATCGTCACGATTCACGACACTACAGGTCAAATGACAATCACGATTCAAAAGTTTCGTGATAAGTATATAAAGGTGCAAGGTATTTGTAAACCCAAACAAATAATTATTCCAATAACTAAAACGATAACAAAAACAAAACAAGTCATTGTTAAAAACTATCTATATAAAAAATTATTTTTTGTATTACTTTTGTTTGTCGGTAGTTATGTAATCTTTAAAAGATTAAATTAAATTTTTCATTTTTGTTTGTGTGTTAATTACAGGTGGTCATTAATTTGATTACCTGTTTTTATTTATGACAATTCTATGACATTTCTTTTAATTAATCATATTACATTTGAATATGAAAGAAAAAGCATTTGAATTTTTTGATAGCTTAAAAGCTGGTGATATAATTAGCATTAAAGAGATAGCGAAAAATGATCCTGAAGCTTTCAAGCAATATATAAAGGATTACATCGACGCTGGTGGTTTTATGACAGTATCACCAGACTGGCGAAAATTCAGAAAAGATAACAATCCTAAAGATTTTAAAGTACACACAATTTAAAACAAAAAGCATGATTACAAAAGTAAAACTATTAGCGAATCCACAAGGGATTGAAGCTGAAACAAAAGGCAGATTTGGTGTAATATCAAAACGATATTTTAAATTTGCGTTGATTGAATTTATAAACGAGTTCGGTCAAGAAGAAGAATGGTATTTTGAAAACAATGAATTTGTAATTTTATAAAAAACAATATGAAAAAGGTAATTATTGAAAGCTACATTCAAGGTCTTGCATCTTTTTTAGATGAACAAGAAAGTTTATGGGAATATTTAGGTAATGATAAAATAGCTATATACTATAATACGGAGGTTGAATTATTTCAACTCGGATTTAGTTTCGGTGAATTTTACGAATCAATAGAAAAATAAAAAAAAAGAAAATGAAAAACCTAATCGACAAACTTGTAATAATACAAGGCACTTTAAAAGCACCGAAGAACCAAACCAATAATTTCGGTAAGTACAAATACAGATCGTGTGAAGATATTCTTGAAGCGTTAAAGCCACACCTGACAACTCATAATCTTTATTTATCAATATCGGATGAACTCGTTAATCTTGGTGATCGGTACTATGTTAAAGCAACTGTTACAATAACCGACGCAAAAGATAGTTTGACAGTTTCAGCATTTGCACGTGAAGAAGAAAGTAAAAAAGGAATGGATGGTTCACAAGTCACTGGAACAAGTTCTTCTTATGCTCGTAAATATGCACTAAATGGAATGTTTGCAATTGATGACACTAAGGATTCGGATGCAACTAACACAGGCGAAAAAGAAGTAAAAGCAAGTCCAGGCGAAGAAGTGCAAATGGCTAACTTGCTAAATGTAGCTTTAGCAGAAATTAAAGTAGTCGATACTTTAGACAAATTGAAAAATATTTGGGTATGTTATCCAATGTTACAAAATGTAATTAATTTTAAAGAATCAATAAATAATCGTAAATTAGATTTCAAATAAAAACCAATGGCAGAAGAAGCAAAAAAAGAAAGCTGGGGAGCGTGGAAACGCACAACCGCAAAAGGCGAAGTAATTAATTTCACTTTAAACGATGTTAAATATTCAATGTGGGCAAATAGCTACAAAACTGAAGAAAAGCATCCAGACTTTAAGATTTACGTAAATGATTACGTAGCACCAGTATCAACCGAATCAACAGAAGTAAAAACAGATTTACCATTTTAAAATCATGACAGAAAACGAAGCATTAAACATACTTGTTCAAGTTGCATTAAAAGCACAATCAGTAGGTGCATTGAAGTTAGAAGAAAGCGTACTTGTAAAAGAAGCGATCGACACATTCACACCACCAACATTAGCTGATCGAAATTCAGAACCAGGCAAAACAAAAAAGTTGAAGCCAGTCACAACCGAAGAAGCATTTTAATTTTAATAGGGTAGCTTAAAAACTACCCTTTTTTTATACGAACATGAACGACACGACAAAAAAATTGATTCGATACGCTGCAGAACTTTATGAAAGTAAAGCAATCCCAGCTGAAAAGATTTATGATCTATTATTAAATTCGGTAACTCGAAAAAAAGAAGTAACTAAAACACGACAATTAGTTTCCTACTTTTTATATAACCATTACGAAATGACTTTATGTGATATTAGTAAAGAATTTAGACTTGCAAATCATACGTCAATACTATACGCAGTGAATGAGGTGCATTTTAGCTTTCGTACTGATAAAAGAATGAGATATCGACATGATTATATGCTTGACAAAATAAATGGCTTAGAACGCTTTATATTGCGTCCTACGACTATACTAAAAACAGAGTTGTCAAATGCTGATAAACAATTTATTGAAGATACTTTAAATAAAAAATATTCAATTAGTTATTATTCAGATGTGTTAAGCAAAAATAAAGGAATAATTAAATCTTTTTTGAAAGTTTTAAACATAAATTCAAAAAAAAGTAATACATTGCGTCAAGTTAATTTACCAAAGTTTAAAAGTACGACTATTGATTACTAATGAAAACCTTTATAGTTTACGGAAAAACAAATAAATTAGTTGTTCAATCAACTTCTAAAAATTCAGCTAAACGTAGATTTTCAAATCAATATCCATTCGACAAAGTTATTTACACGCAAACAAAAACGAGATGAAATACTTTCTACACGACACCGCATCCTTCGAAGACGAAAAGATTTCTGAACTATTCATAAATTTTGGTTATGAAGGTCTTGGATTATTTTACACTTTGATTGAAAAAATGGCACGACAAGAAAAACCGATCAAAACTTCGGTTTTAAAACACCAATGTAAAGTTGGCAAACGGCTTGAAAAGTGCTGGTCATTTCTTGAAGAAATAGACTTGATTTCATCAAACAATGGTGAAACTTTCAACAAACAATTGCTAAACTTTAGTGAAAAGTACCAGATAAAAAAAGAAAAAAACGCAAAAAGAATTTCACAATGGCGTGATAAACAAGCACTTGCGGAAAATGTAACGCATTCAGAACAACTTTGTAACACTCCTAAAGTAAAGAAAAGTAAAGTAAATATATATATGCCCGAAGTTGACGAAGTGATTAAATACTTTTTAGACAATGGATTTAAAGCTGAAGCTGCACGTAACGCCTGGAAGTATTATGACGAATCAAGTTGGGTTGATAGCAACGGAAAGAAGGTTTTGAATTGGAAACAGAAAATGCGTGGCGTTTGGTTTCGAGATGAAAATAAAATAAATAATAATTTAAGCTTTAATATACCAGTAAATTAGTTATATTTGACAAACGACAAACAAAATGATAAAAAACTTATTGCAAATGGAAACCGAAATACTTGCTTTCCACAAGTCTGGAATCCAGCGAGGTGAATACGTAGGCTTTGAAAGTCTTGATGCTTTATACACAAAGAAAAAAGGTTCAATGACCTTTATACTTGCTTCACCACATTCGGGAAAGACTGAATTTAATCTCGAATTGCTTTTAAACTTATCGGTTAAGCACAATGAAAAGCACGTAATATTTAGCCCAGAGACTGGCGATTATAGAGACCTTGCAAAAGAACTAATATCGAAACATGTTAGAAAACCATTTTTCGATAGCGATGTAAATGGATGTACAGAAGCAGATATATATAATGCTATTGGATTTTTAAATGATAAATTCTTTATTGTTGATAACGATGAAAGTTCATTCAGCTTTGATGACATTGTAAGTCAGACTAAAATACTTGAAACTGAAAATCGTATAAAGATTGACAACATTTTATTCGATCCTTACAATGAAGTTAAACACAATATGAGCGAGTTTGGAAGTCGTCAAGACTTATATATTGAAGATGCGGTTGGGAAGCTTAGACGCTACGCAAAGAAAGAAAACAAGCATATCTTTATCTGTATGCATCCACAAGA